CCACCAAGTTCTTCTTCATCTGACAAAAGTATTTGATGAACATCACCGCGTCTGACCCAATCACTCATACCGCTTATTAAAACGTAATCAGAAATTCTTGTAAAAGCCTCGTGATATTCGCGTTTAGTCATTTTGCTACTAAAGATTTCTGCAAGTATCACGTTTTCAAGATTAAGACTATATTCACTATAAGTGCTAGCACACAATTCCGAACAACTTAAGCGGTGCCAGCCAGATGTAAACGAGAACACTTGGAATGGAATGTCCACTTTATTACAGAACTGTACAAGACATAGCAGATGCTCTAAAACAGCCCCTAATTGACTTACCATTGAACCAGAAAAGTCTACAAAGAAAATCATTCCATGGTTTTTAGCGTCAGCCAAATTCATTGTCGTAGCAAATATTTGGTCGTCGTACTTATACGAGTGTAACTTGTTTACGTCAATAGTACCACACCTCGATTCTGTGCTTCGTGAATATTGGTAAGCGGATTTGCGTCGATGAAATTCACGTACGAGTACATTAACCTTTTTTTCAAGCTTTTGCCTAAACTCAAAGTTCTTAACAAGGTGTTTCTCACGTTCATTCTTTACACCTGATGCAAAGAACCCTAGGCCTTTGTCGGCGAACTCTTGAGTAAAATGTTCGAATGAAGGTCGCTTAGCTAAAATGGTCTTGTACGGTACAATGATTCTTCTTGCTTCAGCCTTTGAAGGCCACAAAACCGGAACACTATGCCTTGTTTCTGATTTGATAACCTCTTCGCACTCTTGTATATTTTCATCAAATGCTACTTGAGTTTTAGGAATATCTAACTGTTTGTATTCGTAATTGGACGACTCATCCCCGCTATCGTCGTATTGATCTTTTTCGCCTTTATTACTAATTTGAGAAGATTGATCATCGCCGTCACTTGAATCGTCACTTGAATCGTCACTTGAATCGTCATACCCATTTCCTCCATCATTTGAGGATGGTTCAGAATCTTTACTACTTTCTGATTCTGCATTTGTTTTGATGTGTTCTAAAATTTTCTTATAGAGCTCTACGACTTCTGCCCATGTGACAGCGGCATAACATTCCTCATATAAGGCGTATTCTTCCTCATCCATTGGAACATCCACAAATTTTCCAATTTTCGCATGGACATTTAAGCGGTCAATGAAAGACATTTCTGATAGGTTAACACCATCAATTTGAAATAAATCTGACTCGTGTAACGATTTATATGCACCATTGAATATTCTTGGAAGACCTGCATACTTATTCTGTATGAGACGCTCGATTCTTATATCTTCAATGATGTTTAGAATAGAGAAATTGGCCCTGCCGTACTCTTTAACAAAATCTTCTAATCCATTAGCCGGGGTATATAAAGCATGACCAACTTCGTGACTAACCAACATATCGTAAACCACTTTCCCTTTGTTTTTCCAAATAGGAAGAGCGAGTACTCGATTTTTTACATCAAATTGAGCAGTTTTTAATGTGTGTGAATGAGTTACGTGAATATTCTCTTGCGATAAAAGCTTCGCAAGTGAAGAGTGTGCTTGTTGTTTCTGTATTTCCATGGCTAACCTTTTTTATTCTGTATATATAATACACTAAAAAAGGCGGTTTGTACACCATAAAATTACACCGAAATACCAACTTATTGGTTATCAATCACTTATGTACAAAAATAATTTCTTACGCGATAGCTGATTTCTTTATTCTGCTAAAATTATTCACTTTCTCAAACTCAATTTTCTGTGGAAATTTACCTTCAAGTAAGTCTTGTTTATGCGAAATAATGAAAACGTTTGTTTCTTTACCAAGAGTGTATAGGATTTTGAGCAGATTGTCAACACCATCGGCATCCATACTTGAATCAAAAGTTTCGTCAAGGATGAGAAGATTTGTATTTGCGCTGTTTTTCATTTTCGCAATTTGTCTCCAAGCAAACAGTAAACTTAAATCAATTCGTTGTTTTTCTCCTTCTGAAAACGAAGCATACGTAAATTCATCTCTATGGCGTGACTTGATAGTCTCGTTAAAGGCATCATCAAGATTGAATAGAACAAAAAAGTCCAAGATTTGCAAATACTGATTAATGAGCTTATTCATTATTGGAAGATACTGACGAATCACCTTTGTCTTAATTCCAGTATCACGAAGAAGTTCGCCAATTGCATCGAAATATGCGTTTAAAGACGATTGACTGGCTTTAATCTCAAACAGATTGTCACGCTTTTTCCTATCTACTTTTAATTTTGTTTCAGCCGATTTCGTATCATTTACACTACCGCACTTATATAAGTCAGAAAGCCTATTATTAAGAATTTTGATTTTCGATTCGTTTTGGCGAATACTACTATTAACTTCATTCAAATGTACGACTTTGGCATACAACGTATCAATTTTACTATGGGCTGATACCAAGTGGTCCTTTAAAAGCATGTATGATGTATTAAGTTTTTTAGCTGTAGTCTTACAACCTATTCTCTTTTCTGATTTCAACTCTTCTGATATATCTTGCGAACACGTTGGGCAATAATCGTTTTTTTCGTAGAATTGCGATTCTGAAACAACAGAATCCATTTCCTGCTTTAAAGCATTTTTCTTAATTTCTAATTCAGTTTTGTTTTTTGTCGAGGCTGTGTGTGAAGCAACTGCGTTGGCATAGTCTTTATCATATTCTACTTGCAAACTATTATTGCTCGCGTTAAGACTATCAATTTCTTCATTCAATGTTTTAACTTCGGCGATTCGTTTTTTCTCTTGTGAAGAATCTATTTTTTTCAATTCAGAAATATGCTTTTCTTGAAGATCTATTCTTTCCTTTAGAATTGCGATATCGCTATCAGTTTGAGTAATCTTATTTCGCAATTGGTTACTCTTTTCTTTAAGAACGTTATTCATTTTAGTGAATACACCAATGTCTAAAAGTTCTTCAATCACGTTTCTTCTTTGATAGGAAGGCAATTGCATAAAAGGAACAAAATTAGAGGAGCCTAATACAACCACCTGGTGAAATGACTTGTGGTTGAGTTTTAAAATGTTTTGTTCGATTATTTTCTGATAATCGCGGCTATGTGATTCCTGATCAAGAAGCTTTCCATTTTTATACACTTCAAATATGTTTGGCTTCATACCTCGAATAATCTTATATTTAAAGGTGCCAACATCGAATTCAACCTCAACTAAACATTGTTTGTTATTAATCGAATTAATTAACTGAGGCTTATTGATGTTGCGGTGAGGTTTACCAAATAGTGCAAAAGATAAAGCATCTAGCATCGTAGATTTACCAGCACCATTTGCACCAACGATAAGCGTTGCGGAATCCTCATTAAGATTAATCGTCGTTTCTTTATCACCCGTTGATAGGAAGTTTTTGTATTTTAATTTTTTGAATGTAATCATTATATCGTATCAATTGTTTGTGCCTCAATTAGCAGCTCTTGCATCATCTTTTTCAAAGTGTCTTGATCAAGTGGAGTTTCAATGGCATCAATGTATGTGTTTAAAAGCGTTGCGGTATCATCAACCTTTACATCAGTGTCCTCTACATTTTCACCGTTATAATCATCAAAGTTTTCAATAATTTTTATTTCATACGGATTGCAGTCGTATAAAGCTTCAACATACTTATCAAATTTATAAAGATCCTTTTTGTTAGTTACAATTATTTTAATGTATGTATCCTTAATTGAACTCGGTGTAAAATCTGCAACCTTGTCTTCATCATAGTAAAGTTTTTGGAAAAGTGTATAAGGATTGCGTACTGCTTCTATCTCACGACTTTCAGTGTCTAAAATGTGGAAGTACTTTGGATCATCGGCATCTGACCATGTCAACTCATACTGCGTTCCTAGATACGTCACATTTCCCTGACTACTTTTTGTGTGATAATGCCCGGAATACACCGCCTCGTATCTATCGAACACGCTCTTATCCATGCCGTGGGATTGTATATTCGCATTAGCCATGTATTTAAATCCACCCAACTCCAAATGTCCCATAAGAATAGACGCTGAAGAATTTTTAACAAATTCCATCGATGCATCACGGTTCTCTTCACAGATCCAAGGGAGCAACCCAATATTTAAACCATCATACGAATTTACCGTTGGATCCATGTGGATTCTAATACGGTCATTATACTTTTCTAATATTTGTGTAAGCGAATTAAGTTTATTGGTATTCTTGTAATAAACACAATGATTTCCAGGAATAATGTCCATGTGAATATCATAATCATATAGTTTAGAAATAAACATATCATGATTGCGCTTTAAGACTTTATAGTTTACATATTTTCTATGCTCGAAATAATCGCCGAGATGAATAATGTCTTTAATATTATTCTTTAGAAGATACGGAAAAAAGATATTGTCGTAAAACTTCTCAGCATACTTAAGATATATGTCCGACCCATTCTTAACACCGAAGTGTGTATCATTGATGATTGCAATTCGCATACTAAATAAAGTTATCTAATTTGCCATCAGTACCTTTCTGAGACCTTTTGGTTTTATTAATCTTTTTCGCAAAGTTCTTACGAGCAGTATCTCTTTTTCTTAGAGCTTGACTTCTATATCTAACACGATTAACTATTCCTGATGCATCAATGTGATTATCAGAATCCATAAAGCTTTCAGCGTCTGCATGTTCTTTAAATAAATCTTTAACGTCTTGGTATTTTTTTTCTTTAGCTATTCGGCGTAAGAATGCAAAATAGCTTATCTGTGTGAAGTACGAGAATGCATTAGGTAGTCCAGTACGAGTCGCCTTTTCAATGTTGTAATTCATAATAGCTTTAATACAGTTTTCTACTGCATCCATAACCATTTCTTCACGATAGGTGTACCCATAAAAATTGGGTTTATGCGAAAGTCCTTCAGCGATTTTTAAAAAACATGTACCAATGTACTCTGTAATGCGCGGTTCCTCTTTACCATGTTCTTTTGCTTCATTAACTGAGTTAACATATTCGACAACCGATGTAGAAAACTCTCGGTTATTCACGTAGTGTGGTTTATCTTTGGCTTTCTTTTTCATTATGATATATTATACACTATAACGACGTGTTTGTACATAAAAAAAGTGCTATAAAGTGAATTTTTTTATGTACAAGTCTCCAATTACTTGGTATAATAATTAAGAACAAACAAAGAATACTATCTTTAATTGTTATAATATTTCCTCCACTCTAATCCTTTATAAGGATCATAAACATTGGAGTTATTAATACCACTATCTAGATTATCAACTGGAGGATTAAATAATAGATCCATAATAATATTTACTTCTTCATTGGACATATGTTTATCTAATCTTGATTTGATTACATATCTGTGATAACTTAATTGAGTATCAGCATCTGGTATAATGGATGTGATTACGTTATCCATACTAATCCCTACACATTCTTCGTTACTTGGAAATACCCAAGGAGTCATATAGGTTCTTCCATTTTCGTGATATACTTCTACAGGATTACTTATATAGACCATGTTCCTATCATCATCATATGCATCCTCTACACCTACGATATGACTTTTATCTGAAAGCCGGTACGCAACCGTCTCAAATTTACTAAGATACTCGTCTATAGCTTTATTCATACTGGGACTTCGTGAATTTTGTATTTAAACTTTTCTATGGTGTATATTTTAACTCTTTGAATAGCATGGTTGAGCGTGTAATTCTTTTTCTTTTTCCATGCAAGATCATCTGCTAAATCGTAAATTGTTGTACCTTGTCCGTCTTCCGTTTTTCTTAGACCTCGTCCAATAGATTGTAAAACTCGTATTTGTGATTTAGTAGGTGATGCGAACACGATGTTGTGGAGGTTAACTATATTTATACCTGTCGAAAAGGTTCCAACACTCGCGACGATAATAGCGTTCTTTTCTTTTTCAGTGATTTCGCGTATTCTTTCTCGCTCTTCTGCGTTCACTGCACCAGAAACGAAAAAGACTTTACGACCAGTGCCTTTCAATTTTTCTACGAACGAGTCATAAAGAGGTTTACCATGCTTATGTACAAGGTTATATAAAACAAGTGAGTTACCTTTTTGATCGCATGTTAAATTTACGATAAACCTATTTCTTTTTTCGTGTGAAACAATAAAATCAATTTCTTCTTGATATTTTAGTCCTCTGCAAAGTTTTCTTTCTTCTTCGCCGTATTTAAGAACTAAACATTGCACAGTGAGTTGTGATAAAGTATCAGAATCGATAAGTTCTTTTGTGCTTATCACTTTATTAACTGGTCCAAAATTACCTTCAAGCGTCATCTGATTAGCGATCGCATTGTCTATTGTGCCAGTTGTACCAACTCTTAAATTCGCATTCACCAATCGATTCATGATAGTTGTTAACGATTTCGCTTTAAAGGTGTGAGCTTCATCACCAACTACCATACCATATTGAGTGA